ACAGCGAGACACCGCTATTTTGTCCTAGTGTGCATGTGTTCTCGGCGGGATGCTTTTCCCGCTTATTCCTCCCGTGGGAGGATGACCAGTTTGACTGGCTTTTATAGAACACTTACACAACTAGGGGGAGGATCACTTTTATATGTCTTTTGGCTTCCACATGGACGCCCCACACATACAAAACGCTGAGCGTGGACGAGCTCCACACACAACTCCCGAACCTTCTAGCTTCGAAGTAAAACAAGCCGATGTCGCTCCCGGTGAGAAGGACCCTAAATTTCCTATTTTATCTATTTTAGGATCCATTGAGCAGATTAAGCTCTGGATAGATCTTGGTGTCCCTCATCAATATATGTCTACAGCCCGTGAAATTCCGTTAGCTATTAGTAAAAATTTGACGATGTGGCAAGTAGACCCTCTTGTGCGAATGTTAGATCATTTTACTCGCACTCGTAAGATAGATCGTGTGCTTTTTTGTCAGATTAAGCATGGTATTATTTATCCGTCTGGTATGATCCCTGATGAATGGCTTACTGTTGATCTGCCTATAGAAAATCCTTGCGCAGTTATATCTGCTACAGCAGTTATAGATGCTGCTATAGAGCAAGATCGGTTACCTGTTGGTGAACAGAATTTTAGTCGATCACGTCTTGTTTCACGTGATCACATTATTGAATATATGTATGATCGTGCATATAGACAGTTTACTTCTGGTAAAACAGGCAGACCCATATTTGACGAGCACTTCTTTGCTTGGAAGTTTGCTCAACTCGGTAAAGCTGCCGTTCCCAACCCAGATGTTGAACTTTTTTCCTTTGATGGGGATACACTTGCCTTTAAATTCTCTCCTAAGAGATTTGTTGCTATTAAAGTTGGAGAAAGAATTGTTGAAGTACCAAATACCCAATGTATTGAGTGCTTTAGTACGAAGATTTCTGTTAACGCTGGTTCCTATTCTTTTCTCATCAACTTAAAAGGAGTACCTGGTGAAAATTATTTTACACCTAAGTGTAAATGTGGTGCTCTGAAACTTACCCCTGAAGAATGGGCTGAATGTCCTAAAAATCAGTTTCAAAATCACGGTATACAGCAACAAGCTGTTACCAAAGAATTGCTTACTTTACATTGGCTGCAAGCCATTCGTTATAGTGAGTTGCCTATTTTGGAATTGTTACATATTTATTCAGCCCTAAAAGATTTCTACCCTACAGTAGAATCTTTGGGTAAGGTTATACCAGGTAGGCATGCCTGGTACAATTATTACAAGAATGTTGGGTTTGATTTATTCCTTTATCTGAAAGAACGTGGTATGCATGGTGCAGTTAAAGTCGGAGATTATTATTCCGAACTTGTCGGTTACAGTGTCGCTGGCCTGCTACTTTCCGTTCTTTATGCTTTGTCCGGCTTTCTGCCTTTCTCAAATCTCCTCTTTATACCTCTTTCCGTTTGGGGTTTTAGTTCAATATGGAGATTAAGAGAAAATTCTCGAACACCTGCTCAAAGGTATTGGTGGATCTCTGCTTTGATTTTTAATATCATTTTTGTTGTTAAATTGGTTAGTTTGATTGCCAAATGGGTTCGTAAGAAAGATGAAGTTGTTGAAAAGCAACTCCCTAAAAGTAAAGTTATTAATGAACTCGAAAATCAAGGTGCTACTGCCAATTTGATACTTGCTCTCCTACCTGCTTACTCCCTTATGGTTCAGTCAATCACTGGAATTTTTTTTTCAGTGTTAGGTTTTAATAAAATTAAGTTACCTTTTCCTAAGGATGAGCTGTTGTCTGGTATGAGTCACTTTACTAACATGCTTCGTGCTTTTTCTTTTGCAAATTTGGCTTTTAATCGGTATCATAAAGATGTTGAAAATGAAGCCGACCCAGATCCTGAGGTTTTTCAAAAATTTGCAGAAGCTACATTTAATGAAGCTGCATTTGAGCATGTTGATGATGAAAGTGATAAAGCTGAGTTTAGGCAATGGCTAAAAGATAACTCAAGTAAGCTTATGTTGATAGCTACTGGTGTTGCTTCTATTATAGCCTTTTTGTCTGCTGCCTTTTATATTCTTTCTAGACCTAGAAAGAAACAATGGACTAAACCTCAGAATGAAGCCCTTGAAAACGAGGGAGAAGGAAAAAAGAATGCTAAAGCCCGTAAAGGTAAAACTCATGAACCAGATGAGTATGCCATTCAACGTAAAGAAGAGAAGCCTAAGAAGGTTGCTCACAAAAATGACCCACATTATATATCTCCTGATATGAAACCACTATTGGATCTTTTTTCTCGTCCTGAGATTGCTAAGTTTGTTTCCTTTAGTGTTAATAACCAGTTTTCTTCTGCTGGTAGACCACGAACCATGGATCCTCACAAATTGCTTGATTATGATGCAATTCTTATTCGCATAGGACCGTTGGAAGGACGTTTTAACCCTAAAAGTCTTGATCCGCGAGTGGCTGGTAAATTGCTCGCAATGTTATCTAATCGTGCCGCTCAACATGGTACTTTTATGAAGGCCTCCCCTGATGATGGTCGTACTTGGTTTGCTTTACCCCATCAGTTTAAACAAGCTAACGAAAATGGAAGTGTTACTGGTTATACTAAGTACCTTGCTGATAGCATTAATGAATGTCAAGCTTTAACGAGTACAAGTATGACTAAGATTGCCTTTTCTGATACTTCTCATTTTGGCCTTTTACGTACGCTCACGAACGTTGTCAAAAATGAAGCTCTGTTGGGACATAATTTCGTTAATATTGACAAAATTAAGAAAAGTATAGGAGTTATTGTTAACCATACTTTTGGTACTCAGTTTAATTTTTTCTGTTGCAATGGTCAGTATATAACATGTGCTCATGGTGTGTTGGATAAAGATTTGGTTGAAGACGAAAACTCTGTTGAAGGTAGAGTTTATTCTGGTTTATATAATGAACAATATAAATTTACTGTTCTTCCCACCAACGTTTCCAAATTGGCTTATTGGGCCATTTTAGATAAGCATTCGTCAATGCATGCTCTTGTTTCTCTTCGCTATTCTAAGCTTAAAGATTATATAGGTATTGCCTTTATGATTTCTCCGGGTGAAATGAACCATGTTGCTATTGCAAGGTTATTTTGCGAGGCGATATGTTATGGCATAATTTACCTACCTTACCCGGTTGGTCTGGTGCTCCTATTTTTAATTTGGATCAAGAAGTTATTGGTTTTCATAAAGCTTCTATTGGTATATCCAATGTTGGTGTACCAATATCGGTTGTCCTTGATCGTAAAAAAGAGGATATTTTTATGCTACATTCTAGTCCTATAGATGCTGTTGCTGCTAAAGTGATGGAGAATCAGACAGATTCGGTTAGCCCAGATGAACTTGATGTGCTTCTTGAGACATTGGGTGTCCGAGATGATTCTAAACCTGGTATCGGCACTAATTATGTCTATCAAATTGGTAATCATACCCTTGACTTGGGGTATATGCCAGATAAATTGCTTTCTGAGATCAAGCTTTTTACCATTGGAGAGGGAGATATTCCCACTTCGCTTGTTGAGCTATTGGGGGCTGATCATGAAAAAGTCTGTTTAATTTCTTCTTTTAATAAGGAATATGAGGATTCTTTTATCTCATATCCTTATGCTAAACATTATGCGGATTTTGGTTTGGATCCTCCTGAGGAGCTTGAATATGCTATGACCGAACCTGATATATTTACTGTCTGGAAAGATGCAGCCAAATATACTATAGAGCGTGATACTCATGACGAGTTAGATGAAGACCCTTTCTTCTCTTATGCATTAGAAAACATAAGAACTTTAATGAATCGTTGTGTAGGCCCTTGTGAACGTTTAAGTTGGTTGCAAATTTCCGAGTCTGCTACTATGACCTCTTCAAATGGATTTCCTGGCCGTTTGATTGCTCCTATTAAGAAGAATTTTTTCTCAGACCCTGAGTTCGAACAGTCTTATTACATTTTTAGAGATGCTATACTTTGTGGTGGTCAGCCAGATATTTTCTTTGAAGCTATTGGCAAAATAGAATTACGAGACATGGATAGAATAGAAATGCAAAAATATCGTACTTTTATGTCTGCTTCTACTTATCTTTATGCTCTTGAAAAAGAGTTTTTTGGTGATTTTCTAAATCAGTGGGGAGATAGTCCTTTTTTTTATAACCACACTACTAATGGTTGGAGTCCTTGGTATGGCGGGTGGCAAGAGTTGTATAGGTATATACACGCCCCACGTTTTGTCAAGATGCCTGGGGGGGTTAAACTTGATTCTTTACATGGTATAGATTTCCCTAAGTGGGATTCAAGTGTTCTTAGGTTAATTATTAAAGAACTTATTGCCATGATGATTTCAGCCATCCCTGATTCCAAAATGTCCCCTGTTGAAAAGATACATTTTATTAGATGGTATACTGCTCATGTTATTGAAGCCTACATGGTTCTTCCAATAGACAAGTATGTCTCAGTAGTAATCAAAATATTCAGAGGTGTCAAGAGTGGTCAACTTATTACGTTACTAATTAATTGTTTGATAAACAATCTTAGGCATTGTTATGCAATGCAACGTATTTTGTCTGACGTCTACTGTAAAGGTAGACCTTATTATGACAGACAATGGACTCTTGACCAAATAGAATATTACACTGCTTTTGCTGCTTGCGGCGATGATTTTACTGTTAATTTTTTGGTTGAACTTAAAATGCATTATGATGATGTTAAATTGTTGATTTTTAAATATTTTAATGCAGGTGAATCTTTGGGTTTGTACCCTGATCAGTATGAATATGACGGCGCTATGTCGTTTGCGGGTGCCACTACTATGTTTCTTCAAAATTACCCTTATTTGGTACCAAATTTACCACGTTTACATGCTAATGTTGCTTATATGGGTCAAGGGATGACTATCCCTGATTATTTACAAAAACTTGATGCTATGGTTAGAATTTTAGTTGTTTCAGACTATGATTATGCAACTAAAGTACTTAAATATAGAGACTTTCTTGTTTCTTTATTTATTGATTATGATACTGCTGTGCGTTCTGTAGCCTCTGGTTTTTGTTCCATATATGAGGCTTATTGTGCACATAAGTATTCTTCAGAGTTGTTAGAAAAATTCGGTGAGTCCATAATTCATGATCCGAATAAAATTGATTATTTAGATAATCAATCACTTTCTATGAACATAGCATATCACGGTAATTATTGTGGGCCTGGTTGGTCTGCTGGTAAATATCAAGACTCCGTAATAGACGATAGTGTAGAAGCTGTCGACGAATTTGACGAGAGTTGTAAACAACACGACAAATCATATTATCTCAAAGAGGACCTCGACGAGGCTGACGAGATATTTTACAACCAAAACATTGGTAAATCATTTAAACGCTCAATTGCAGCTCTTGCAGTTAGAATGGTAAATGGAAAACGCGGTACTAAAAAGGCGGTCAAGAAGGCCGTCAGAAAATTGGAGAAGAAAACTCTTGGAAAAGCTGTGCGGATGCGACGCCCTCCGGCGGTACGACGAAATAGAAGACGCAGAGGTGGAATGGCAACTACCTCCGCCCCAATCGCCATCGGATCCGTGGAACGGTCAAGAAATTTTTTCAAAATGTCCTCTAAGGGTACAGGAAATACCCTTACCGTTTCAGGCAGAGACGTATTAGCTGTGTTAAGCACACCGTCATCCGATACTGGAGCCGGAAGTGAGCTGTATGCGGTTAATATTGCTCCTTCTGCTATGGGAATCACTAGGTTGCGTAAATTTTCAGAATTGTATGAAAAGTGGTTACCCATAGAATTTAAATTTGTTTTCCGTACATCAAGGAAGACAACTGATTCTGGTCAAATTATGATGTACGCAGATGTGGATCCCTATGATTCACCCCTCTCTGGTATTGCTGCTATTAATAAAGGAGAGGCTGCTTCTGGTCATACTTCCTTTAGTATTTGGAATAATTCTATGGCTACTTACAGACCTGACCCTAAGCAACAATCTTTGTATTGTTCTCCAAATGCTATAAAGGGCTTTGAAGTTCCTGCTAAATTTAGAGTAATTGTAGTCACTCCTCCTGAAGCAAATCTTGAATTAGGTTTGATTGAGGTTCACTGGAAAGTGAAACTATTTAAGCCTACTATTGAAGAAATAAGTGAGATTAATCCTTATGGTATGCAGTTCGCTAGTGGAACTGGTACTAGTTCTGGTTTGCTTATAAATGGAGGGATAGATATTAGTGGTGGTTATACCAATAAACTTCCTTTTACTCTTAATGCTACTACTGGTGAGGTTACTTGTAGTAAAGTAGGTAGTTATCTTGCGATTATTACCACTTTACTCACTGGTGGTTACACAGTTGGTACTACCAAGCTAGACTTTTTAACGGCTGGTGGTGCCCAACCTATTTTTGGTTATGCCGATGATATGTGTCGGGCCAATTATAGTAATGCTCTTTGTACTTCAATTCAATTTGATGTTATTTCTGTGGGAGGTTCCTTATTACCTTTTCTCTCTTCTGCCGCTCTCACAGGCCCTTTCGTAACTCGGTTAACACTGTTCGAGTTACACAACTTTGACGATCTTGGTAAGGTAAAACAAGATCCCAGATTCTTAGCTTTGGAAGATAAAGTTGATCAACTTTCTTCCATCCTCGCACGTGCTCTCAAAGTAGAGGGTACGACTAAGTCGACCAGTGGTTCTTCAACACCTGGGCGGAGTGAAGCTAAAAGAGGTAACCTTAACCTGAGTTCTTTTTCTTTAGATGGTTAGATCAAAG